GTAAAAGCAAATGGAAGTAAAGTTAAAACAAAAGACGCTAACGATGTATTAAAAAAAGTACGTGTAAAAGGCACTATAATATATCCTTTTAAATTAGGCGTTGGTTTAGGAACTTTAAGTCCTACTAAAGAAGATTTCATTGAAGCAGGTTTACCTGAAAATACAAGAATAGGTAAATCAGGTATGGAATTATTTAGAAACATGCACACTATTGTTTCTATCGGAGCTAGAATACCTAATGATGATTTAGAATTCTTACAAGGTCGTGCATATACAAGTGGTAATGCTAAAAGGTTAGGTTACGCAACTCGCGTTCCCGGTGAATTTTTTCCTGAAGAAAGAGATTTAGCAAACAAGATCGGTAATTTTTACAGAGAAGCTACAGGAAGACCGCTTGTACCTACTGACCTTACCATCAAAATAGATGATGAAGACATACAAGCAGATAACAAAGAATTTACCACTAAATTTGATGAAAAAACACCAGAGCAATTAGCTGATGAAAAAGTAGACAGAACAAGAAAAGCAGCGGAAACTGAAGCTCTTACTCAAGGTAAAAATCGTGCGATATTAGAAAAATTACAGAATATACCAGAAGATCAAAAAACACCTGCAGATAAAATACAAGAAGAAAAAATACGTAGGTCTTTAAAGATGGCACCAGCGCCTTCTGAAACACAATACGTTGGTGGACAAGAAGCGCATCAAAAGAGATTAGACAGCCTCACTGAAGGAAGACAAAGACGAGGTTCTAGGTATTGGTTAAATCAAGCACGAAAACATAAAGGAGCAATAGTGGCAGGTGCAGTTACATTGCTTGGACCTATGAAATTTGCAAAAGCTGCAGAGATTGGAGCAGAAGTTGCCGCTGAAACTCTCACACCCACAACTATCGGTGAACCTATACAATCTGATCCAAGCAGCTTTGAAGATGAACAGCTGTTACAAGCAATGCAATCAGGAGCTAAAACGGCTGATCTTACACCAGTAAGCGACATTGCTGCAAGAGAAGCGCGAACACGTTTAGACACATTACTACCCAAAGCTGAAAAAGCAGATCAAAAAGGCAGGGCCAAAAGAGCTAGAATTATGGCAAGAAATAGAGCTAGAAAGTTAGAAACAGGATTACAAAATAGAGCTAAAGATTTAGAAAAAGAGTATCAAGGTTTTGCATTAAAACGTAATAAAATTGCAGACGAAGGAGAAGGGTTGAGAATACGTATAACTCCCGGTCCTAATCCCGGTTCTGCATTATAACAA